TGTGAAAATCCTAATGGGTTACGCTTAATCGCCTCCATTGGACTATCTAATTTCTCAAATGGTGATTTCTTTAATAACTGAGCGGCCACTTTACCTTGTTCACCAGATATAGTGTTATTACCTTGCACTAAACTATTAACTGTACCAGAAATATCTGATAAGAATGGTGTGGCAAGTGATTTTAAGTGGCTTGATACTCTTTTAAACATTTACTAAATACCTTTGTAATATGGTAATATTTATATAGTTTATAGGTGATATAATGAGAAAGAGTTACAAAGGTCTATTTAACCCCACCAACCCTAAAAAGTATGTTGGTAACACCAAACAAATAGTATATCGGTCACTGTTAGAAAGACGGTTCATGCGTTATTGTGACCTGAATCCAGATATATTATTTTGGGCATCTGAGGAGTTGCCTGTTCGATACTATTCCCCACTAGATAACAAATGGCATAGGTACTTTCCTGACTTTATTATCAAAACAGTAAACAATGAAAAGTTTATGATTGAGATAAAACCTAGTCGTCAAGTTGGTAAACCTAAAACACCAAAAAAGAAAACAAAATCTTATATGCGTGAAAATTTTGAGTACATCAAAAATCAGGCCAAATGGGCAGCTGCTAAAAACTATTGTGAAGATAACAATATGAAGTTTAAGATTATTACAGAAAAAGAATTAGGCCAATATTAAGGCGCTACTGACATTCTATCCCAATAACCATCTGTACTTGTATCTAAGTTCACAGCATTAATAGTGTTAGCACTTGTTGACTGTTGATTGTTTACAGTAGTTGTAGGTCCTACACTTGTAATAATAGGTGCCATGCCTGGAGGTCCTTGATTAATCATCTGTGTATTTTGAGTTGTTGTTGTAACATCGCCTGTAGTATTATCATAATTCATATTTGTAGTATCGCCTTCGTTTGTTACATCACCTGAAGAACCACCACTCATCACTTCGTTATATTTTCTACTAAATGCTTCGCCTGGACTTTCACCACCTGGCAACATTGCACCAGCGGCTGCCAAACCTGCGGCTCCGATTGCTTTAATAACTCTACCAATATTAATAATACTATCTACAAAACCACCCATTATACCACCTTCAGGTAAACTGAATATGCCTGTAATATTATCCCATATTCTACCAATTAAACCTTTCTCACCGTCACCACCAAATAACCAACTCTTTAAACTAAATGGTTTTTCTTGGTCACCAAATCCAAATATATCTTTTAAAAAGTTTACTGCCATATCAATTGGTGCTGATAATAGATTTAAGAAGAAACCACCTACGCCACTAAACATAGCACCAAGGCCTTTCATAATTCTTTCACCATCAAATGAGAATAGACCTGTCACTATATCTACAATACCACCTACTGCAAGTAGGAAGCTGTCCATTAGTTCACCAATTTTTTCGTTAATAGATTTACCTAAGTTATCTAAACCAAAGAAACCAAGTATCATTTCTATTGCACTACCAACTAATCTGACTAGGCCACCAATAAATCCATCTACAATACCTACGACTGCACCTCTAATACCGTCTAAGATAGAACCTGTTTTACCAAATTCATCCATAAAACCCATAACGCCATCTATAACACCAAGTATTAGTGTAATTGGCAAGAATAATTTACCAATAACACCACCTAATATTTTTAGTGGTCCTAATATTTTACTAAGAACACCGCTCTTCCCACCAAATAGACCTTTGACAGTATCAGTAATAGGTTTTAGTGTCGCTCTGATTGTAGTAAATGCTGTTGTAATAGCTGCAATAACTGGTCTTAATATTTTTCTACCATTAGCTATGGCTTTTTGAAAGTTCTGTATAGGTTGTCGTAATGACATTGTAAATAACCTAAACTGATACCTTATATTTTCAAAAATATTAAATATGGGTTTAAATAAGTCTTTAAACCTTTTAGCCAATTGTGATTGAACAGGTTTTGCATCAGCCGGTTTTATGAATATTGAATTAAAGGCTGACTTCATTGTGTCTAAAATTTTAGGACCAAAACCAAGTGTACCAATAGTACCAACACCTTTAGCAAATGTGGCCATTGCTCTGATAGACATTAATTGTTGCGGTAATCTTAGTATCTCATCTACATTTAATGCTTTTGCAAAAGCAGCCACAGCAAATAAACCAGCAAAACCAAGTTTACCTAAACCACCTGTTGCCTCTTCTTTTGTAGGTAATTTTATTGATTGGTCTCCGCTGAGCTTTGCTTTTAATCTTTCTTTTTCGGCCTCTCTACGAGCATCTTGTTCTCTTCTAAACTTCTCTTTGTCAAAACCAAATCTAGCGGCCTGTATTTCGACCATCTCATCAATACTATGTCTAGTATCAATGGCTATCTCTTTCATCTTCTCTAAGATAGAAGTTTGTTCAATATCGGCCGGTGAAGATACAGCACCTGCACTTCCAGCAATTGCTGAACCTACAGCCAGTTGACCTGACTGAATTGCAGCTATCATTGAACCTTGAGTTTGTCCCGTATTTGCCATTTAATTACTTCTTCTTGTTTTTGTCTGCGTAAGCATTTGCACCAAAATAGGCTGCAACTAAACCAGCAATAGCAACAAAGTAAGTCGGAGCAATATCACCGATAATCTTTGCTGTACTATCATAGCCTAACATTGATGAAAATAATATTGTAAATGGGTATAATAACATACCAAGTAACGCAAACCATGTCATCTGTCGCATAGCATCTCTTCTCGCATCCGCATCCTCTAGTTCTTTACGCTTAAATTCAAGGTGCATTTCCATTTCTTGTTTTGAAATATGGCCATCACCATCTCTATCTGCGTCTTTTACTGCTTCATATGCCTCATCACTAATGGTCTTTTGTTTGACTTCTTCTTTATTTTCCACGATTTTGCCTCTCTCTTTGCTTTTCGTTTTCCTCTTTAATATGTTGCACTAAGAGGTTAACATATATCTCCCTCTCCCACGGCAACATATTCTCTAACTCAGTTAAAGAATATTTATGATGTTGCATTAACGCAAAATTAACCTGAAATAAGTTTTCTAGGTTGTCGTGTGAGAGGGCGATACGAAAAAATCCGCTAGCCCCTGTAACATCATTTTACTCTTTACTTTGGTCTTAGGGTTTTCTACTTCTATCTCTTGCTGTAACTTCGGCATAGTTTGAAAGAATTTCTGTATTTTCTCAAAATGTGCTGAAGATAAACTTTCGATAAATGCGTCTAACTCTTCTTTTTTATAGTCTTTAGCATTGTGTACTGTTTCGCCATCATAAATCTGGTAAATAGATGCACCAATCATATCAAACATCTGACCTGTTTTAAGGTTAGTTGCGTCAACATCTGCGTCAATACTGTCAATTGTAGGATACTTCATAATCATTTTAATGTTATCATTAATTTGTATCTCGTTTGTATGACTTTCATCTACTTGTACTTCGACCTTCGATAAATCTACTTCTACATTTGCGTAAGTTTCATTATCATCTGGACATTTAACTTTTAATTTTGCGACCTCACCAACTGACTTCGACCTGATTTGTAGAAAAATATATTCTAAATCAAATGTTGGTAATGCCGAAACATTGATAGTGCCAAATGTACAGGCATCTACAATGCTTTTTAATGCGTTTGTGATTTGTTTGCTCTCTTGTGATTCCAAGGCCATCAATAGTAACTTCTCTTCTTTTACAAGAAAAGGTCTATATGACACCTTCATATCTTGTGAGGGCAATGTCAACTCATACTTCGCTGTTTCTAATATAGGTAATGACATAATATCTCCTTGTTATATTATAAAAACGGTGGGAATACTCTACCACCTGTCGCTCTACCAATCGGTATGCTTCGTTTAACCTGGTTGAGTACATCTCTACCAGCTCTTTTTAGTTCTGGTGGTAATTTATCTAAAATGCCGCCAAATAAACCAAAATCTTTTGATGCTTTAATTGTAGGTACATCACCAAATGATTTACCTATTGTTGCATCTGCTAATTCACCAGATGTTAAGTTATACCAACTTCTAAAATTAAATGTAATTGGTATACTGACACCTTGGTCGTTTGCACCATAACTATATTCCATAGAACCAATAGTTGATGGATAAACTTCGTATAATCTTACTGCATATGTAACTCTATCTCTATCATCATTACTTTCAAATGCACCTAGTTGTAAAATATCAACTGTGCCAATGTAATCATCATAGAAGTTCATATTGTGGCTGCCTAAGTCATAGATTAACTTTTGCCACTCTTCAAAGAAAACTCTTTGTCTTAAAAACTTATCACCATAAAAAGTCATTTCAATGTTACCTGGAAAACTATAAGAGTATGGCATCTCTCTAGCAGGTCCATAAGTTTGAAACGCTGTAGTATTAATATCTCTACTAGGCATGGTCACTTTGTTGGCCATCATACCAACATTTCGTTTCATTTCCATTTGATTGTATTGTTCAAATCTTCTATATGGTGGTGGACCAAATTCTGTTTGTTTTGTACCAACTGCACCTAGTTTATATTTTTCAGGTGGATTAAATACAACCAAGTATCTATTAGGTCGTGCAAGGCCTTCACCTTGGTTTATGTTTGCAATAAATCTGTTAATAGTGGATTCTCTACCACCGCCTGGTGCTCTCTTTAGCCTAGGGTCGCCTTCTACATTATCTAAAGACCTATCTCTTGGAAAGCCGATACGAATATCGTAATTACCAATTCTTCTACCACCTCTTAAAATTGCCATTAGATTACTCTCCTTGCAGCTGCAAATACTCTACCAAGTGTTGAACCTTGGAAGTCGGCAACTGGTAAATAACATGCGATAGCCATTTCGTCAACATCAATTCTTCTAAAGTTTGACCTTACTTGTCGCCACAAATATTTTTTAACTGCCGGTTTAATTATACTTTCACCTTTTAAATTACTATAACCAACTTGTAACTTTGTACTACTATCAAACTTATCATTACTTGCGTAAGTCTGTAGTTGTTCTAATAATTTAAATCTTACACCATATGGTAAATAGTGAAAGTTAAGACCAACAAAACCACCTCTAAATGTATCTACAGGTAACACCAATGGAAAGGCGTCCCAATATGGTAACTTTGCTTTAGTCTTTGCGTCATAGACAAACATATTCATACGGCCAGCACTAGGTCTGCCGTTTAACTTGCCTTCTCGCATCAATTTATTCTGTGTTGCCTTATCAGCAATCAAAGAGGCTGCATTTCTGTACCATCTAGCAGACTTTAATTGATTATCTTGTAAATCTTTTAATGGGTCAAATATATTTGCCATACTACTATTTATATGATTTTTAAAGGCTCCAATAAAAAAGGGCACCCTTTCGGATGCCCTTTCAAAGTATTAAGATGTAATTGAGAGAGAGATACTAGTCTTCGTCTGCCAATTTACTGAAATATGATAAAGTATCATCTTCATCATTATCTAGTTCACTTCCAGCTGTAGCAGCCATAGACATAGCCGGTACATCTTCACTTTTCACTGTAGGTGCTGCCGTTGGTGGGAGGTCTACTTGGTCAGCGGTTACAGTGCTTTGTGTACCCGTAATCACCCTATTCAGTTTCTCTTTGAGTTCATCATAGGTCTTAAAATTACTAGGGTCAACAAATTGTTTTAGAGAATGTTGTTGTTCCCAAATTGCTTTAATTTGGTCATCACTTTCTTTAATCTGTGATACACTCTCAAATTCAGATTTATCATAGTTCCAATAACCATCAACTTTTCTTAGTTTCAACTTAAAGTTGGCACCTTTCCAAAAGTCAAATGGATTGATTGGTGTTTCATCTTCAAAAGCCGGTTGCATCGCTTCCGTAATCTTGTCAAAGATTTTTTTACCAAACTTGTACAAGAACACCTTACCCTCATTCTGAGGATTTTTTGGGTCAGATACAACATAGATGTTAGAATAGTAGGAAAGTTTTCTCTTTCTCTTTCTAGCAATCTCTTTGTCACTGTCAAGGCCTGTATTCCAAAGTCTTGTATTCTCTTCAGATACGGGGTCTTTCTGATTAAGTGTTGTCAAAGAGTTCTCAATATACCAACCACCTTTGTCTTGGAAGGCATGAGACCATACTCTTTGCCATGGCATATCTTCGCCATTGGATGCTGGCAAGAAACGAATAACGGCATAACCATTACCACTCTTGTCCATCTCAGGTTTCCAAAACCTGTCGTCCTGATATTTGTTTTTGTTTGCTTGGTCTTCTGGAGCTAGTTTAGTTTCCAGAGCTTTTGTGATTTTGTCAAAATTACTTTGACTTGATTTAAGACTTTCAAAATCCATATTTATTCTCCTTGTATGTATTTTTGTATTCGTTGTTTTCGTGTGACCTGTATAATTCGGCCTCATAGTTATTTATAAGAGTTCTACTTGCGTTTAGCATTTTTCTTTGCCCACTCATGTACACCCTCACCTTTAGGAAGTGACCTAGTCTTCAGACACTCTCTAAACTGTTCTAGCTTTGGTATTAACCAATCTAATGTTCTGTATATTATACTATCCAGCATTGTATTTGTCAAGCGTCTTTTGAAATTTACCAGCATGTGACTTCTCAGCCTTTGCAAGTGTTTCAAACCAATCAGCAATCTCTTCAAAGCCTTCATCTCTAGCAGTTCTAGCCATACCTGGATACATGTCTGTGTATTCGTGTATTTCACCTTTAATTGCTGAGTTTAGGTTTTGTTCAGTGCTACCCATTGGCTCGCCTGTTGCTGGGTCGCCTACTTCTTCAAGGTATTCTAAATGACCATGTGCATGGCCAGTTTCACCTTCAGCAGTTGACCTAAAAACTTGTGCCACTTCAGCAGCGCCTTCAATGTCTGCCTTTTGAGCAAAGTATAAGTATCTTCTATTTGCTTCACTTTCACCTTGGAAAGCTGCTCTTAAATTGTCTTTTGTTTTACTATCTTTTAAGTTCATAAACATCCTATAAGTTAATTAATGCGAAATAGGTGGGACTATGGATTTACCCACAAGCAGACGACCGGATACCATGTCCTAAACGCCCACAACCAACTTCCACTCGGTAGAGTGATGTGACACAGCCTATTTCTAGTACCATGCCTGAGTACCACCTCTAAGTTGTCAAGTTCGACCCTCTGGTGAAGGCCTCTTCCTTGCACTATAAAAAGAGAGTAATTAATTCTCTTTTGCATTATTAATAATATACTACATTTGTAGCATATTGTCAAGCGTGGAATAGCTTATGTATTCCACATTTGGCAATTTTTTATTGTTCTCCCACTCGGTAATAGGAGAGTTGACGGCATCTCTACCATCATTAAACTGGTTTACCTTGTAGAATTTGACCTCTGGAAACCACTGAAATAGGGTATACCACTGTCTAATCCAATTAACACAAGGTGTTGGTGCATTTTGTTGTGCAACATAATTTTTTGTTGACTTGTAAATATTATTGACATGTTTGGTTGCACTATACAAATCATGGCCAATTAAAAATATCTCTTTTGGTTTTTCTTGTTTAATAGAAACATAACCTGAAGTAGGACCACATGACCAACCATGGTCTTTTGGTGTTTTCTTATCACCTTGTTCATTTACCATAATATCCATAAGTGATGTTGACATATCTGGATGTTTAATCCATGAAACTTTGATAGTTGAGTTGTTTACATTCTTTTTATACTTCTCACCATTTCGTTTAATCATATCAACAATGCCTTTTAAATTAGCACCATGCATAACAAATTGGTCACTATCACCTCGTTCATTTGATACAAGTATTTCATCTAAATGTTCTTTAGCATCCATCTCACTCATACCACCATAGACCATTGGTTCATAATGCATTGCTGGTACTTTTGTCCAATCTCTAAAGAAACAAGGTATTTTCTGTGCCACACCAGCATGATAGACTTCATGCATCATACCGTGGTCAACTGAACATAAAACATCTGGTGTAAAATCTCTATACAAGGCATTACAACCATATATCTTACCATACTTTCGTAAGTTTTGTAAATTGTAATCTCTACGACTTTCACCGTTACCTATGCAAAATACTCTACTCATTTACAAATACCTCTTTCATCACATCTCTCATTTCAACCAAATTATATTGTACAAATGGTTGCATCTTTTTTAATTTCTTACTTACTCCTGGCCAAACAATCTTTTCTTCAATTTGATTATCCCATTTACGGCTGAAGTTAATAATCCTGTTAATAATGTATAAAGTTTGGATATGAATTTTTTTTCTAAGATATAAGCGTAAAAGCCTAGGATGTTGTCCACCAACCACGCTGAGGCCAGCATCAAAAGAAAGATTATTAGAAACAAAGTCATCACTAACCAATACGCAATCGCTTCGAAAATTGTACCTATAACTGTCTTGGTATTTCTTCCATTTAATATATTCCTCAGAGCCGTCATTTCTTACTAAATCACCAACCCACTTATTATTACTAACAAGAAAATTACTAACAAAATAAGTAACAATTTCTTGTTGATTAAATCTTTTAGATAACTTATGAAAAAAGTGTCTGTCATTTCTTTTTGTAAAGCTTTCAAGTTTGACATTAACTTTTCCACCATATTTACCATAGTCATAACTATCGGTAGTAAAATGGTTTTTAACTGCCAAATATTCTTTATAAACTTCAAATCCACCATAATTCATATTCTTCGTCTTCTAAAATATCTTCTCCATAATGCACTTCTTGTCATAGACACCACAGTAAAGATTAATGCAATACCCATACTGTCAAATATACTAGGGTGTAAATCAAACAATGGAAATATTAATAACTGTATAAGAACAGCCAATATAAAACCACTGCCTACATCAATAACACTTTCAAATATATCTCTACTCATCATCTAATAGATACTTAGTCGAAACAGGAAAGTGGTCTTTCATATGTCTAGCAATTTCATATGTCACCATTCTTGTTTCTTCTTGTGCATCTGCTTTGTTCCTTAAATTACATACTCTAGCAAAAGCATATACCGTACCTGACCAATACCATTCGGTCATCATACTTTGAGGTAATATCATTCTTGCCATTTCTGGTGCAATATTGGCCTCTAACATCTGATTATATACTGACTTACATGCTTGTGTAATATCTGTAACATCAAACTCAACTTCGGTATCTGCACTACCTTGTTTTTTGTTTTCTGCCTTTTCTCGCCATAAGAAAGGCATATAAAATTCTGGTTCATCATCTACATATCTACGACTTACTTCGTTCCACACCAAACCTACTTGGTGTTTAACTAATTGTCTTGCAACAAACACCGGTGCCTTAATTCTAAATTGTAATGAGGCATGACCAAATGGTGACCAATGATTATGTTCTGCTAGATACTTAACTAACTTCTCATCTTTGTCATCAAATTTATCTTTTGTTTTTGCGAATGAAACTCGAGCTGCATTTACCACAGACAAGTCACTACCCATTTTATCAATTACTTCTACATTCATACTGGTAATGTTCCTGACTTTTTCTCTTTTAATAGATTTGCGTTCAAAGCTTCTGCTTTGATTTTCTCTTTTAATGGTTTTGATATTAGGCGGGTCACGGTCTCTATCTCAATCTTATTTGTTTCACAGTACCATACGATAGCGTCCATGTAACTTATTGGTCTTTTATCTTTTACAACACCCTCAATTATCAAACTAAATTCTTTACTATTCATTATCACCTTTCGATATTGTTAAAAGTGGCCACTGTTTCTGTTTCCAAGTACAGTGGCCGAAACTCAGCAGTTTTTAGGCTGCAAGGGCAAAGTTTTCGTTGCCATTTACAAATGCGTTTAAGTTCGCCAACTATTACTCTCTTATAAGTCTTTCAACACCTGTCGAACCTACCACACCCCCCATAAGCACACTCAAAGAATGTGTTTATGGTGGAGGTGGAGGGAGTTGCACCCTCGTCCAGTATGCCTAGTTCACTTATCGTCAACAAGCAATTCTATTCAGCATTTTCACTATTGTAATTGTCGTAAAAATACTTAATCTCTTCTTTTAAGTCCTCTATATAGTCTTTCTTTTCTTTTACAAAGGCCTTAGCAGAACCATCTTCACTAGCCATTAAAATAACAATTTGGTCAATTGGTGTACCAAATAGTTCTTCATACATAATAGCGTAAGCAGTACACTGCATGTAGTAACTTTTATTCCAACTATCGTTACGCTCTTTATTGGCTGTTTTAAAATCAATTACAGATAGTTTGCCATTGTACTCAGCGATACAATCTACTTGGCCAGCAAGTGTTAGTTGTTTACTGTATAAAATTGTTTCTAAACAATGAACATTATCTACCTGTTCTAAGTAAGGTTTCAATATCTTAAATAGACCTAATGGTAATACATCTCTTGTAGAAGGTGTTTCACCTTTAAAGTATTCTTCAATCAATGTATGTGTCGCCTTACCTCTACGAGCAGCTCGACCCATTTCCCATTTAGCGGCCTCTTCACCTACATTTTTACGCCATGCAATTAAGCCTGGTTTTGGTTTAAAACCTAATACGGAAGTTACAGACGGAAATGCCTGACCATCAACCTCATAAAATCTCATACCATTAATTCTTTTGCCTTTGGTCTGTGGCAATTTTGTTTCGTCTAGTGTTACAAATGTTTTCATAATATTCTCCGTATTTGTATTGTCGTATTATCTAATATATCATTGTATTCATAATATGTCAAGCCTTAAATGCCTTTATTAGCATACATATTGTTAATTTTATCTCTATCTTCTTTACAGGCTTGTTCCTTCTTTCACTCGGTCATAGACAAA